AATTTCGCAACATGTCCCTTCTTCATCAATTCTTCTGTTCTGATGATTTTATAGGAGGGACCAAATAAGCCCTCCAATACCCACTTATGAGTTTGAGTTCCATCAAGAGTGCCTGTAAAACCAAATCTGTATTTTGCATCTGAAAGTTTAGACATTATAGATATTAAAGACTTAGACTTAAACTGGTGTGCTTCATCTCCAACAACCACATTAAATCTTGAAAAGTATTTGCGAGGGAGTTTGTAGATGGACTGCCAGGTGGTGATTATCACCTGTGAGTCAGTCTCTCTTTCTTTTCCCGCATAGATCTTGTGGCAAAATGAACCTACGTCCCAACCATAGTCTGCAAAGTCTTTATACATCTGTTCTACTAGGGAAGTCGTCGGAACGACTATCAGAATATTTTGTCCTTTCTCAACGTAATATCTCACAAGAGAATATATCATCAGAGACTTTCCAGAAGCAGTTGGGGATATCAACAGCTTTCTATTATGTCTTAGGGCGTCGTATACTCCCTCTACTTGGTAATCACGAGGAGCATACTTGCATATAGAGTTCATATAATCTTTCACACCTTCCTTTGATATAAAATCATTGGATTCGAATGGAAGACCGTAAAATTTATTATTTACAAATTCGTAAGTATAATCATGTGTCTCGCAAAATCTTCTTATTTTATCCAATAACCCAACATATATCTCTCCAGTTTGGGTATTGAATAGACGAATTTTTCCGTCCCAATACTTGTTACGGTATTGGGGCATAAATTTAGCACCAGGTACATCAAAGGTAAATTGGTCTGCTAACTCGTAGTAGACATGTGGTTCAGATTCTACCCTAAGATATACCTCGTTCTTTTTTGATATAACCAAATGAGACATTCATATCAAAATCAGTTACTGTTATTTATTCAGTCGTTGATGATGATGTTGAACCACTCTTCACTCATGCCTCTGATGATATTATCTGCAGAATCCTTATCTTCAGCATAATTCTCAGTGATCAGATGCTCAACAACCTTTTCGTAGTTTTTGATTGCTTCTTGAGTCTGTTTTGGCGTAGGTTTCATCTTAATAACTTTTTATTTTTATTTATCCAAATCCAGCTTGGAATTTGTTCCATTCAATTGCATTTTTAATTTGGAAAGTTCTATTAGAGATATTTTTAATAACTTCTTCAAGAAACTTTAGTACAACATCATAGTAACGAATCTTCAGATCTATTCTACTCAACTTCTGATCGGCATCCATATGCCTCTGTAACGCCTCTTTGTCCCTTACTTTGTATGGGAATGGTTCTTGCTCATAAACCTCTACTGGTGCCTTTCCTGTGTAGTAGTTATATCTCTCCAACCTTGTTTTATTATAACTCTCTCTTGCTCTTTCTCTGAGTAAGGTGATTGTGTTGTATATTGTATAATATTTTGAATGGAGTTGTGGAATTTTTAATGACTCGTCATGCAAATTATCAGGATCAATAACAGAATCTTTTTTCCACATTTCCTGAATTTGATCAAGGTCCATTTTTAAGTTGTAGTTTTTATGATATCATAGATAGTATACTTGAAAGACACCTGTGCTGTAAAGTAGTTGATGTCGGTGTCTGTAGCATTAAATTCCAAAGAAGTCAAAGATGTTGGGAAAAGGTCTCTAAATCTAACTTTAGCAATTTCTCTGTAGTTGCTGTTTAAAATTGATAAAGTACCATCACTGAATTGCAATTTCCTATCTTCTAGATTATCTTCATCTCTAACTAATTCATCAAACTGAGTTTGTTTTTCTGGAAACCCAAGACCAGTTAACCAGTCGTGAATAAGTAAATAATTTTCTAAATTTTCATCAACTAAAAAATCTAAAATAAAATCTTCATACTGCAAAATATCGCCAGGGACATCCAACATTTTTAATGGTGTTGGTTGAAGTGCTACTCCTAAGTTTATTCCTGGAATTCTAGCAGTATTTGAAAAAAAATCTATCTTATTATCTTTCGCTATAGTAAATTTAAATCCAATGGGAGACAGAAAATTTCTATTTTCTATCTGATTTGCAATCGCCATTTTTATTTTTATTTAGATAAAAAAAGAGGGTCCGAAGACCCTCTGATATAACCTTTTGAATCCGATGGATCACATGAGGTTGAGAACTTGTACTCTTCTGTAATAGCGGTTGCTATTAGCAGTGATACGACCAAGACCCTGGTCGGTTCCTTCAGCGAATGGGTTGGAAACAAGACCATAACGGGTCTTAAATCCGATTTTTGGCTGGAAGGTGTTCTCACCAACGGCACGAACCATTTGGAGAGGAACATATGGGCAATAGAAGAGACCAGCGTCATAAGGTGAAGTACCCTTATAACCAACAACGTAGTACTGAGATGCAGCACCAACATTTGCCGAATAAGGATCGATGTATACACGATACTTACCTTGGAGAACACCAGCGAAGGTGTTACCGCTGTCGTCAACGTTGAGGTTAGCGTTCAGTGCAGGGGTGTAATCAAGTACACCAGCCATGGTTAGAGCGGAAGCAACGTCTGCAGAGCAGAGGATCATGTTGCCCTTTCCTCTACGAGTCTCTTGTGCAATCGCGTTAGCGTCGCGCTCGATTTGGAAGATAAGACCCTTGAACTTCTCAACTGACCAACGACCATTGGAGTCAACGTCGAGGTCGAACTTACCAGCGGTTGCAACGTTTGCCTGAGCACCAGTCTTAGCAGCCTTATAGATGGTTCTGATGACTTCGCGGTTGATCTCAGCAAGAATCTCAGTTGAGAGAATGTTTGCGAGTTCCGCTTCAGCATTCAGACCATGAATGGCGCGAAGGTCTTGAGCAAGCTCAAGTGAGTACTCAGCCTTGAGGGCGCGTGACTTAGCAGTAACGGTGACCTTCTCGATCGAGAAAGCCATTTCGTTGAAGTCATTACCAGTTTCGCCAAGTGCTTCAGCAGTCTCGGTGTTCATACCGCGACCGACGTTGTAGTCAGCCTGGACCGAATCGCTTGAAGGGCTTAGGAGACCTGGGTTTGAACCAGACTGAAGGGTTGTACCGAAACCAACGGATGCGCCGCCAGAACCAGAAACATAAGCATCTCCAGTTGAACCATCGGTGCCGATTCCAGAGAATGCAGAATCTGGCTCGTTGAAGAGTGCTTCGGTTCCGCTCTGATTGGTGTAGCGGGAACGCATTGCGAAGATGAGTCCAGTAGGACCATTCATTGGCTGAACGCCTGCGAGGTCATAAGCGACCAGGTTAGGCATTGAACGTCTGATTAGAGAGATCAGAACAGGGTCGAAACCTGTAAGAGCACCACTTGCACTAGCACTCATACCAGCGGTAGCGCCAGAAGAAGTGGTGAAGTTGGTTGGGGTTTCGTTGAGGAATGCACGCTCTTCGCGCATTTCTCTCTCTTGGTTTTCTAGCAGGATAGCGGTGACTGCTCTACGATGGGAATCCCTAATAGGATCCATACCATCATAGTCAAGAACAGGTGCCCACTTCTCCTGCAGATGCTCTGTATTGTACATCTGCATTTGATTTTTACCTCTTTAAAAAAGTTAGTTTGAACTATGATCTAAAAATCACTTTTTGGAAGCTCTTCCGAGAACTGAGAGATATGACTCCATAATTGGAGAAATACCAGGTGTAGATTCCTCTACGGTCTCAACTTCTTCAGCAACTTCTCTTTGAGCACTAGTTGCACTCTTCGAGAAATAAGAATTTCTCAAAGTAACTAGTTTCTCACGATAGGTCTCTTCACTATCAAACTCAACATTTTCTGCAAGAGAAGCGAGTTTTTCTTTCTGCGAAACTGCAAGTCCCTCAGAAATCTCTGCAAAAATTACATCAGCAACTGACTCAGCTAATCTTCTGTTGAGAGCAACGTTTCTATCGATTTGCTCGTTGAGTTTAGACTCCATTTCATCTAGTTTATCTACCATACTCTCGATTACATCATATCTATCTTCAGGGATTGAAACATAATGATCTTCAAAAAGTTGCTTCATTCCGTTAAGGAATGATTCGGTCATTTCGGTCTTAAGACCATTTTCAACCTGGAGTGCATTCTCTTGAATCCACTCATCAGCAACATACTCAAGATAAGCGTCAACACGCTCTACAAGTTCAGACTTGATAGCAGCAACTTCTTCAATGAGTTGCTCTTCGTATTGTGCCTGAACTTGCTCTTTGATTTCTGCAACCTTAGACTTGATTGCAGTCTCAAAGATAGTGCGTGCTTTCTCTTCGAATTCTTCTGAAAGTTCTTCACCAGCGAGAAGTGCATTTACATCTTCTTCGATGGAGAACTCTTCTTCAGTCTCGTCGGTAGCTTCAGCAACTACTTCCTCTTCGGTGGTCTCTTCTTCAGAAACAACTTCTTCTTCAGTAGTTTCTTCTTCAGCAACGATCTCTTGATCTTCTTCGACTTCGACCTCTTCCTCTTCCTTCATGCCTTTAGGCATTGGTTCTGCAGGCTTAGCACCTTTGTTAACCACATTCTTGACTGAAGCAAGAGTTGAGGAAGGCTCTTTTAGTTTTGCCGAATCATCATCGGACTTATAGTTTTCTGGGGTTGGTCCGCCTAGATCTTCCCAATTTCCAGTTTGACCTGGAGTGTCTAAGTCTAGCTTAGGCATTGGTTCTGCAGGCTTAGCCCCTTTGGTTACTACGTTTTCCATTTCTTGTAAATTGCTACCAACGGACATTTGACTTATTAGATTTTGTATTAATCTATATTTATTTATAAATTAAAGATTTGAAAGGAATTCGTTGAATAAATTCAACTTATGCTCTTCAAGTCTTCTTTGATCGACGAGAGTATTAATACGTCTCTTTGTTTGTTCAGCGAGTTTTTCGCGAAGAATTCCTCCTTCCCAAACCCACTCTTTTCCTTCCATAATTCCCGAAACAAAAGCATCAGGAGCGGAAGGATCGGCAACGATATCAGCAGCAGTTGCTAACATGAAATCTTCACCGACAACTTTGCATCCATTACGATCTTCTTTCAAAGATCCAACACCACGAGAAGAAACGCCAAGCATTACTCCTTCATCGATAAGTGATCTTGCGATCTTACCCATAGGAGTTTCGAGAAGTTGTGCCTTTCCTCTGAAATTATTTCCCTCTTGTGTGAGAGAAACAATCTTATGAGAAACACGATCAAGATTGACGGTAGGACCATCAGGATGACCGAGTTCTCCAAGAGCACGACCTTTCATAACGAAATTTTCGTTATAGCGACCTA